TTGATAATTTAGGTTCTTTTGATACTTTAGGTTCTTTTGATAATTTAGGTTCTTTTGATATTTTCATAGATGGATGTAATATTATTGTATCCATTTTCATAATTTTTCTAATTATTTCATAATCTTTACTTCCCTTTTTTGACATACACCATTTATCTTTTGCGTCATTATATAATTTTAAAGCTTCTGAATATTTCATGTTCTAATAATATGTTTTATATTATTATCATTTCATTAATATATTCACATCATTCATTATTCATATTTAGTCATATTATTCATATTTAGTCATTCTAATAAAAAATATATATTTAATTAATATGAAATGCTACCTTGTTAATTACATTTTTAGGACGAACAGTAAGCCACATTTTTAGTGGAGAAAATGGTATGAAAACATTTTTTATAATATTTTCAAAATAATCATTTTCATTTATAATTGGCATATGTTTTAATAATAATTTAATATCCATTATTTTATTATCATTTTCAATATTTGGTAAATCATCATAATCACCCCAACCAAACTCATTAGACATAAAAGCATTAGTTATTCTTCTATAATCTTTTGTAATATGGTCTGAAGCATTCCCATTATTTATATCATATTTTATTTCCCTCGATAATCCAAAGTCATAAATCATAATGTTATAACCACAAGACTTTAAATAATATGTTTGTCCATTAAAAGAATATTGATAATATCCTTGTTCTTCATTTGTTTGATATAAAAAATTACCATAATGGCAATCATTATGAGAATGTTTTGTTATATTTTGAAATGTTCCAATTGATATAAATGTTTGAAATAATAAATTCATTATTAATTCATTGTCTTTTAATAATTTTCTTTCTCTCATCAACATTTTAAGATCTCCGTGTGCAAGTTCATTAACACAAACTATCCTACGATTATTATTAACATATAATTCATTACATATAGCATATTTATACATAAATGCAAAATGTCTTGACTTCTTTTTTAAGAGTATTTCATCATTGACATATTTCATTAGTTTAATTTCGTTAATATTATTTGCATTATTTGGCATAACCTTTGAAGCTATTGTAAATCCATCAACGCTATTAACTATATTTGTTAAATATATAACGCCATATTTACTCTCTGTACCTATTTGTTTTACCAAATTAATACTATTATTCAAAGTATAACCGGAAAAACCATCAAAAACCTTAGATTCTAAACATTCATTTCCATTAATATCAACAAGAATCTTATTAACATATTTATAAGATGCTATACGGTCTCCTAATGTATAACCTTCTTTAACAAATTTAGTTTTTGTATTTAATTGTTTAATAAATACACTAGACCTTTTTATATTTATTATATTCATATCAGTAATAAGTTTTGCAATATTTTTTTTTTTATTATCAGGCTTTTTTATATCTTTATTATAAACTTCAGAATATTTCATCATCTAACAAATATAAATATTATATTAAGACATATCAAAAGCAATTTTATTAATAACATTTTTGGGACGTTCGGTAATCCACATATCTTTTGGTGATGATGGAATAAAGAATTTTTCAATAATTTGTTTGAAAAAGTCTTTATAATTTATACTTGATATATTGCCTAATAATGTTTTTAACCTTATTATTTTAACGTTATTTTCAAGATTGGGTAAATCATCATATTGCCCCCAACCATATATTTTACTCATAAAAGCATTACATATTCTTCTATAGTCTTTTGAAAACCCTATATAACCTAATTTATAATTTTTATTACTATTTATTTTAGTTGATAAACCAAAGTCATAAATCATAATGTTATAACCACAAGACTTTAAATAATAACTTACACCATCAAATGTATATTCATAATATCCTTCTTCATTATTCTTTTGATATAAAAAGTTTCCATAATGACTATCATTATGACTATAGTTTACTATATTATGCAATGTTCCTATAGATATAAATGTTTGAAATAATAAATTCATAATTAGTTCATTGTCTTTTAATAATTCTCTTTTTGTCATTAACATTTTTAGATCGCCGTGTGCTAATTCATTAACGCACACAATCCTATGTTTATCATCAAAAGGTTTTTTATTACATATAGCATGTTTATACATTAAAACAAAATGCTTGGACCTATTTTTTAATAGAACTTCGTCTGCTATATATTTCATAATTGCAATTTCTTTTATATTTTCTTTATTGTTAGGCATAACCTTGGAAGCAATTGTAAATCCACCGAAACTATTAGCAATACTTGTTAAATATATAACACCATATGCACTTTCTGTCCCTATTTGTTTATAAAGATTAATCTTATTTTTTATCGTATAACCTTTTCGACTGTTATAAACCTTACTTTCTAAACATTCATTCCCATTAATATCAACAAGAAGATTGTTGATATATTTATAAAATGAAACGCGATTATCTAATGTATATTTATTTTTAATTAGTTTATTCTTCAAAAAGTTAGCAATTATAATTGCGTTTTTTTTAGTATTAACTTGTGGAATAAAAACACTTGACCGTTGTTTACTAGTTTTTCTTGTAGATTTACTATATTTTTTATTTGAAAAACTATTCATAGAAATAGGAAGATTAATAACAGTTTTACTTTTATGTTCTTTTGAAACTTTTAATTTAGGTTCTTTTGAAACTTTTATTTTAGGTTCTTTAGATGAAGCCTTTATAACCTTATTTTTTTCAATAATTTTTATGATAAGTTTATAATCATCACTTCCTTTCCTTGGCATGCACCATTTATCTTTTCCATGATTATATTCTTTTAATGCTTCGTTATATTTAGTCATCTAAATATTATTTATATTATTTAAAAAAGTTATTAAGAAATATTATATGCAATATTATTAATAACATTAAGAGGACGTTTAGTAATCCACATATCTTTCGGTGATGCTGAATCTAATATTGTTTCAATAACTTCTTTTAAAAAATCATTCTTATCTATATAGCCAATGGCGGCCGTATGTGCCAATTTTGAAATGATGACCTTAACGGTTTTGATGACATACGGACTTGGTAAATCTTCGTGTTCTATCCAACCTCCATTGTCGTCATTGGTAAAAGCACCCGTTATTCTTTTATAATCATCATAAACAGGGTTTGAAGTCTCTATACGAGCTCCACTGTCGTCATTGGTAGAATCACTCGATCTTCTTTTATAATCATCATAAACATGGTTTGAAGACTCTATACTACCATTTTGATTTACGATTTCTTCAGATAATCCAAAATCGTAAATCATAATATTATACCCACAAGACTTTAAATAATAACTTTTACCATTAAAAGAATATTCATAATATCCTTTTTCATTATTCTTTTGATACAAAAAATTCCCATTATGACAATCTTTGTGTACATAGCCAGTAATATTATGAAATGTTCCAATTGATATAAATGTTTGAAATAATAAATTTAACATTAATTCGTCGTCTTCTAATATTTCTTCATCATCCATTAACATATTAAGGTCTCCATGCGCCAATTCATTAACACACACAATTCTATTTTTATCATCAAAAGGGTTTTTATTACATATAGCATATTTATACATAAATACAAAATGTTTTGATATATTTTTTAATAGAACTTTATCTCGTAAAAATGTCATAATCTTAATTTCTTTAATATTATCTTCATTATTCGGCATAACCTTTGAAGCTATTGTAAATCCTCCAAAACTATTAACTATACTTGTTAAATATATAACACCGAAATTACTTTCTGTTCCTATTTTTTTATAGAGATTAACCTTATTATTTATAGTATAACCTTTTTTACTTTTAAAAATCTTACTTTCCAAACATTCATCCCCATTAATATCTACAAGAAGATTGTTGATATATTTATAAAATGCTATGCGGTTAGTTAATGTATATTTATCTTTGATAAGTTTATTTTTCAAAAAGTTAGCAATAATATTAGCATTTTGTTCATTATCAACTTGTTTTATAAAAACACTTGATCTTTTTCCACCATTTTTTATAGAAGATTTACTATATTTCTTATTTGAAAAACTATTTGTAGAAATAGGAAGATTAATAACAGTTTTACTTTTAGGAACTTTAGGAACTTTTGGAACTTTTGGAACTTTTGGAACTTTTGGAACTTTTGGAACTTTAGGAACTTTAGGTTCTTTTGGAACTTTTGGGTTCTTTTGGAACTTTTGGAACTTTAGGAACTTTTGGAACTTTTGGAACTTTTGGAACTTTTGGAACTTTTGGAACTTTTGGAACTTTTGGAACTTTAGGAACTTTTGGAACTTTTACTTTAGGTTCTTTAGGAACTTTTACTTTAGGTTCTTTAGAAGAAGGAGTTATGACCTTATTTTTTTCAATAATTTTTATGATAAGTTTATAATCATCACTTCCTTTCTTTGGCATGCACCATTTATCCTTTCCATGATTATATTCTTTTAACGCTTCAAAATATTTAGTCATCTAACATATATATATTATTTAAAAAAAAAGTAATTAAGAAATATTATATGCAATTTTATTAATAACATTAAGAGGACGTTCAGTAATCCACATCCCTTTTGGCGATAATGGAATAAATATTGTTTCAATAATTTGTTTGAAAAAATCATTTTTATCTATATATCTATTTTCAATAACTTCCAAATATACCATTGTTGTAATAACAGTTTCGCTGACATTATCACTTGGTAAATCTTTATGTTTTATCCAACCTTCATCTCGTTGATTGTAAAACGCATTTGATATTCTTAGATAATCATCTGGAATATAGGTTGCATCAACTAAAGCACCATTTAGATTAATTTCTTCAGATAATCCAAAGTCATATATCATAATGTTATAACCACAAGACTTTAAATAATAACTTTTACCATTAAAAGAATATTCATAATATCCTTCATCATTATTCGTTTGATACAAAAAATTACCATGATGACAATCTTTGTGTACATACCCAGCAATATTATGAAATGTTCCAATTGATATAAATGTTTGAAATAATAAATTTAACATTAATTCGTCGTTTTTCAATATTTCTTCATTCGTCATTAAAGTTTTAAGATCTCCGTGGGCTAATTCATTAACACACACAATTCTAGTTTTATCATCAAAAGGTTTTTTATTACATATAGCATATTTATACATAAATACAAAATGTTTTGATCTATTTTTTAATAGAACTTTATCGCGTAAAAATGTCATAATCTTAATTTCGTTAATATTATCTTCATTATTCGGCATAACCTTTGAAGCTATTGTAAATCCACCAAAACTATTAACAATACTTGTTAAATATATAACTCCATATGCACTTTCTGTTCCTATTTTTTTATACAGATTAATCTTATTATTAATTGTATAACCTTTTTTGCTTTTAAAAACTTTACTTTCCAAACATTCATCCCCATTAATATCTACAAGAAGATTGTTGATATATTTATAAAATGCTATGCGGTTAGTTAATGTATATTTATCTTTGATAAGTTTATTTTTCAAAAAGTTAGCAATAATATTAGCATTTTGTTTATTATCAACTTGTTTTATAAAAACACTTGACCTTTTTCTTGTTGAACTACTTCTTGACCTATTTGTTCGCATTGGACTATATGGTCGTATTGAAACCTTTGGAACTTTTGAAACTTTTACTTTAGGTTCTTTAGGAACTTTTATTTTAGGTTCTTTAGGAACTTTAGGAACTTTTATTTTAGGTTCTTTAGAAGAAGACTTTATAATTTTATTTTTTCCAATAATGTCTTTTATTATTTTATAGTCAGGAGTGCCTTTTCGAGGAATACACCATTTATCTTTTCCTTTATTATATTCTTTTAATGCTTCGGAATATTTGGTCATTCTAATTACAATATATATTATTATAAAAATAAAAAATAGAAATTAGCTAATATCAAAAGCTTTTTTGTTAATAACATTTTTAGGACGTTCTGTTAGCCATAATCCTTTTGGAGAAAGTGGGATAAATATATTTTCAATAATGATTTCAATAAATTTATTACCAATAGTTTGACTCTTAATTTTGATAATTTTATTTATTATATCAAAAGTTGTATTAACTATAACTTTTTTTACTTTAATGAGATTATCATTTACATAATCACTTGGTAAATTTTTTGTTTCTATCCAACCTCCTAATTTTACATTAAAAAAAGCACGAGTAATTCTAGCATAATCCGTTTTAATATTATCGTATTTACTATAATCTGTTAAATATTGAATTTCTTTTGATAATCCAAAGTCATATATCATAATGTTATAACCACAAGACTTTAAATAATAACTTTTACCATTAAAAGAATATTCATAATATCCTTCATCATTATTCTTTTGATACAAAAAATTACCATAATGAGTATCTTTATGAACATACCCAGCAATATTATGAAGTGTTCCAATTGATATAAATGTTTGAAATAATAAATTCATCATCACTTCGTCATCTTTTAATATTTCTTCAGTTTCCATTAATGTTTTAAGATCTCCGTGTGCTAACTCATTAACACAGACAATTCTATGTTTATCCACAAATGGTATCTTATTACATATTGCATTTTTATACATTAATGCAAAATGTTTTGATTTCTTCTTTAATATAATTTTATCAGTTATAAATTTCATAATTTTAATTTCGTTAGTATTATCTTCATTATTCGGCATAACCTTTGAAGCTATTGTAAATCCACCAAAACTATTAACTATACTTGTTAAATATATAACACCGAAAGCACTTTCTGTTCCTATTTTTTTATACAGATTAATCTTATTGTTTATCGTATAACCTTTTTTACTTTTAAAAACCTTACTTTCCAAACATTCATCTTCGTTAATATCTACAAGAAGATTGTTAATATATTTATAAAATGATACGCGGTTATCTAATGTGTATTTGTCTTTAATAAGTTTATTTCTTAAAAAATTAGCAATTATATTAGCGTTTTGTTTATTATCAACTTGTTTTATAAATACACTTGACCTTTTTCTAGATGAACTACTTTTTGGATCTTTTGAAACCTTTAGAACTTTAGGAACTTTTGAAGAAAACTTTGGACTTTTATTTTTTTCAATAATGTCTTTTATTATTTTATAATCAGGAGTACCTTTTCGTGGCATACACCATTTATCTTTTCCTTTATTATATTCTTTTAATGCTTCCGAATATTTAGTCATTCTAATAATTATAAATATATATTTATTTTTAGAATATTATATATATTTATATAATATAAAAAGGTTTTTCGTTAATAACATTATTAGGGCGGTCAGTTAGCCATAATCCTTTTGGAGAAAGTGGAAAAAATATTTTTTCAATAATGTATTCAAAAAATATATTATCAATTTTAATATCATTTCTATCTATTTTAGTTTTTGTTTCAACAATAATATTTTTTACTTTTACAAGTGTATCATTTACATAAGCACTTGGTAATTTTTTTTGTTCTATCCATCCTCCACTTTTTTCATTGAAAAAAGCATTAGAAATTCTACCATAATCCATTAATATACTATTGAATTTGTCGTCATTTTTCATAAAATCGATACTTTTTGATAATCCAAAGTCATATATCATAATGTTATAACCACACGACTTTAAATAATAACTTTTACCATTAAAAGAATATTCATAATATCCTTTTTCGTTATTCCTTTGATATAAAAAGTTTCCATAATGAGTATCTCTATGAACATACCCTGTACTATTATGAAATGTTCCAATCGATATAAATGTTTGAAATAATAAATTAATCATCAATTCATCGTCTTTTAATATTTCTACATTTTCAAGCAAGGTTTTAATATCACCGTGTGCAAGTTCATTAACACATACAATTCTATGTTTATCGACAAATGGAAACTTATTGCATATTGCATGTTTATACATTAAAATAAAATGCCTTGATCTCTTTTTCAATATAATTTCATCTGTTATAAATTTCATAATTTTAATTTCATTGGTATTATTTAAATCGTCAGTCATAACCTTTGAAGCAATTGTAAATCCTCCAAAACTATTCATTATACTTGTTAAATATATAGCCCCATTAACACTTTCTGTTCCTATTTGTTTATACAGATTAATCTTATTATTTATTGTATAACCTTTTCGACTTTTAAAAACCTTACTTTCTAAACATTCTTCTCCATTCATATCAACAAGAAGATTGTTAATGTATTTATAAAATGAAACGCGATTATCCAATGTATATTTATCTTTAACAAGTTTATTTCTCAAAAAGTTAGCAATTATATTTACATTTTGTTTTGAATTAACTTGTTTAATAAAAACTCTAGACGTTTTTTGACTACTTTTTACTGAAGATTTACTATATTTTTTATCTGATAAAAGTTTCATAGAAATGGGAAAATTAATAATATTTTCATTCTTTGACTTTTTTGAAACATTTGATAGTTTTACAATAGGTTCTTTATGAACTTTAGATTCTTTAGGTTCTTTAGGTTCTTTAGGAACTTTAAGAACTTTTATCTTATTACATCTGTTTGTCTTTGGATTTAAAACAGTTCCTTCGGGACATATTTTAGGAACTTTTACTTTATCTTCTTTAGGAACTTTTATTTTAGGTTCTTTAGGAACTTTATGAACATTTGAAACTTTTGAAACCTTTATATTAGGAACTTTGAGATCTTTATAAGAAAGTTTTGAACCTTTATTTTTTTCCATAATTTTTTCAATAATTTTATAATCAGGACTACCTTTTCGTGGAATACACCATTTATCTTTTCCTTTATTATATTCTTTTAATGCTTCCGAATATTTAGTCATTCTAATAATTATAAATATATATAATTAAAAAAAGAGAAAAAAGATATTTATCTAATAACAAACGCAATTTTGTTAATAACATTATCAGGGCGTTGTGTTAGCCATAATCCTTTTGGTGAAAATGGGATAAATATTTTTTCAATAATGTATTCAAAAACTTTATCTTCAATGCTTTTATCATTTACTTTTATATCTATTTTAGTGTCTGTTTCAAATGCAATTTTTTTTATTTTTGTAAGTGCATCATTTACATAATCACTTGGTAAATTATTATATTCTATCCATCCACCATATTTTTTATTAAAAAAAGCATGAATAATTCTAGCATAATCCATTAATACATAATGGTATTTGTGATTAGCTCTTAAATATTCAATTCCTGTTGATAATCCAAAGTCATATATCATAACGTTATAACCACAAGACTTTAAATAATAACTTTTACCATTAAAAGAATATTCATAATATCCTTTTTCGTTATTCCTTTGATATAAAAAGTTTCCATAATGAGCATCTTTATGAACATACCCTGTCATATTATGAAATGTTCCAAGTGATATAAATGTTTGAAAAAATAAATTCATCATAAGTTCGTCATCTTTTAATATTTCTACATTTTCAAGCAAGGTTTTAATATCACCGTGTGCAAGTTCATTAACACATACAATTCTATGTTTATCGACAAATGGAACCTTATTACATATTGCATGTTTATACATTAAAGCAAAATGCCTTGATTTTTTTGTCAATATAAGTTCATCTGTTATAAATTTCATAATTTTAATTTCGTTAGTATTATTTAAATCGTCATTCATAACCTTTGAAGCAATTGTAAATCCTCCAAAACTATTCATTATACTTGTTAAATATATAGCCCCATTAACACTTTCTGTTCCTATTTTTTTATACAGATTAATCTTATTATTTATTGTATAACCTTTTCGACTTTTAAAAACTTTACTTTCCAAACATTCATCTCCATTAATATCAACAAGAAGATTGTTAATGTATTTATAAAATGAAACGCGATTATCTAATGTATATTTATCTTTAATAAGTTTATTTCTCAAAAAATTAGCAATTATATTTACATTTTGTTTTGAATTAACTTGTTTTATAAAAACCCTAGACGTTTTTTTACTACTTTTTACTGAAGATTTACTATATTTTTTATCTGATAAAAGTTTCATAGAAATGGGAAAATTAATAATATTTTCATTCTTTGATTTTTTTGAAACACTTGATAGTTTTACAATAGGTTCTTTAGGTTCTTTATGAACTTTTATCTTATTACATCTGTTTGTCTTTGGATTTAAAACAGTTCCTTCAGGACATATTTTAGGAACTTTTACGTTAGGTTCTTTAGGAACTTTTACTTTAGGTTCTTTATGAACTTTTATCTTATTACATCTGTTTGTCTTTGGATTTAAAACAGTTCCTTCAGGACATATTTTAGGAACTTTTACTTTAGGTTCTTTAGGAACTTTTACTTTAGGTTCTTTATGAACTTTTATCTTATTACATCTGTTTGTCTTTGGATTTAAAACAGTTCCTTCAGGACATATTTTAGGAACTTTTACTTTAGTCTCAACAAGAACTTTTTGAGACTTTGGAGATGATGATATTTTATTCTCATTTTTTTCCATAATTTTTAAGATAAGTTTATAATCATCTGACCCTTTTTTTGGAATACACAATTTATCCTTTCCCTTATTATATTCTTTTAACGGTTCTGAATATTTACTCATTCTAATTTATGCGAAATATAAAAATATTATAATTTATATAGATTTTAATTATAATTCTTAATATATTTAATATAGTAAAAGAGGTTTTTTATAAAGTATAAAATGAACTCTAAAGAAAAAAACGAAGATTATGAGTCAGATTATAATATATTAAATATTTTTATTGATATTATCAAAGACGAAATACTTAAATCTAATATTAGATACGAAATCGTAAAACCGATACTTATGTATGCATTATATTATTTAATACCATTCATAATATTTATAATATTTTTGAACTTTATAACTACTATATTTGCTGTATGTATCGTATTCAAATACATGCTATAATTGTATATAAATAAATTGTATTATTATAATATAAAATGGAAACTTTGAAAATTAATTACAAAAATAATTCATCAGAATTATGTGAAATTGGAAAAAAATACGATACAGATAAGTCTTCGCAAAGAAATAATGTATCAAATATTAGACATTGTCATCCATATACATTATTTTATGATGGACTTTTTAAAAATAAAAGATATGAAAAATTAAAAATTGCAGAAATAGGTATTCTTCAAGGTGCTTCTCTCCTTATGTTGAAAGAATACTTTGTAAATGCTGAAATATACGGATTTGAATATGATAGAGACTTCATAGATAATTTTACAAATAAATATAACAATGATAGAATAACACTAATTGATATGGATATACGCGATAAGGAAAGTATTAAAATGTCTTTTAGTAAATTAAACATACAATATGATATTATTATTGACGATAGCACACATCAATTTGATGATCAAGTTAGATTTATTGAAAATAGTTATCAATATCTAAAACCGGGAGGAATATTGATAATAGAAGATATTTTTAAATATTACGACGAAAAAGATTATATTAATAGATTATCACCTATATTAAAATATTTTCAAGATTATTATTTTGTTGAATTAGACCATAATAATAAAAACTCATCTGGTTGGAATAATGATAAATTATTTGTTTTAATAAAAGGAGGTGATGTTCCTATATTTAAAAATACAAATAAAATAACAATAATTACACCTTCACATAGACTTGGTAATCTATTAGAAATAAAAAAGAGTATTAATTTTCAATACATTGATGAATGGATTATTGTGTATGATGGTAATAAAGTCATGAATAATCCAAAATTATTTGAAAATCAAGAAAATAATAAAATAAAAGAGTATTTATATAAATCAAATGGAATATCAGGAAATCCACAAAGAAATTATGCTTTATCAAAGGTTACAAATAAAAATACATTATTATATTATTTAGACGATGATAATATTATTCATCCAAATCTATATAATTTATTAAATATTATAGATAATAATAAGATATATTCTTTTAATCAACACAATAGAATTAACGGCAATAGAATAAATGTTGGTTCAATTGATACAGCTATGTTAATTATTCCTTATAATTTATGTAAAGATATAAGATGGGTATTAGATAAATACGAAGCAGATGGAATATATTTCGAGGAATGTTATTATAAAAATATAAATACACATGTTTATATTGATAATACATTATGTTATTATAATAAAATAAAGGTATGATATAATAATTAATATTCCATACCTTTATCGATATTATTTGTAATGATAGACATAGATATTAACTTATTCATATTTTCTTCATTATCTTTATTGATAACAATAAACCAACCTCTTTTAAAAACATCTTCATTTGTTTCATATGGTTCTTTATCTATTAAATGAATGTACCCTTTATTATATATAACTATATTGTCATTTTGATTCATTATTAATATTAGTATGTAGAATATTTTATATCATTTTTTAGTTTATTAGAAAAGGAGTTTTGTTTATTATTTTTGAATTGGGTGGTGGTGATGTCAAAAATAAGTCGTTAATAGAATATGGGATAAATATATATTTTATTAAACTGTTAAAAAATTCATTAGAACTTAAGTTTTCTGCAAATTTAGAAATTTTTAGTAAAATGTTGTAAATATTATTATTTATCAGTTTATCTTTTGAATTATTTGTTTTACCTTCATACATGAATAATCTACATATTATTGTATAATCTTGTGGTATTTTATAACTTTTCATATTAAATTCGTTTTTCTTCTCTGCAAATCCAAAGTCATAAATCATAATATTATAATTGCAAGATTTAAGATAATAATGTTTTCCTTCAAATAAATAATCATAATATCCTATCTCATCATTTTTTTGATATAAAAAATTGCCATAATGAGTATCTCCGTGTATATATCCTACCAAATTTTGAAATGTACCTATCGATATAAATGTTTGAAATAAAATGTTTATCAATTCTTCATAATCTTTGAATAAATCGCCACTTTTTACAAGCATTTTAATGTCCCCGTGTGCTAATTCATTAATACAAACAACTCTATTTTTTCTTTTAACTTTTGGATTTTCACATATTGTATATTTATACATCATAGCGAAATGTTTAGATTTTTTTTTTAATAAAACCTCATTTGTAATATATTCCATAATTTCAATTTCGTTAATGTTTTCATCTATATAAGGCATAACCTTCGAAGCAATACACTGGTCGCATTTACTATTTGCAATACTGGATAAGTATATAACTCCATATTCACTATTTGAACCTATTCTATTTTCTAATATTAATACATCGTCTATCGTATAACTACGTATCTTAAAATTTTTACTCTTTATTTTTTCCAAACATCTATCAATATTAATTCTTGTAAGTAGTTTTGTTATATAATAATAATAGGAAATTCTATTATCCAAAGCAAAACTTTTTATATTGACAATTGATGTTTTAGATTTTTTATATATTTTTTCGTCAAAAGGTATAACCTCGCTTTCTCTCATAATATTATTATACTATAATAATATAATAATATACATAAAAATTATTTTTATTTAAAAAGAGAATTATACCACTTTTTTTTACCATAATTATAATCAATATTTTCGTAATCTTCAAACTCATCGTCGTAAAAGAGGTATTCTTCGTCATATTCATCATATTTTTGATTTTTTTTTTTGATTGAATATTTTTTAAATGAAGTATATAACCTTTTAAAAATATTATTTCTTTTTATTGGAATAAGAATATTATCCTTCGTATCTATTACATCATTTGTTATATCAACCGTTGTTTGATATGTGGGATTATATGATAATTTAATATACTCTTCTGGATTTACTATTTGAACAATTTGTGGTAGTGGTTTAAGTTCATAAACTGTTCTAAGTTTTTTAATTCTTGCCGAAGAAGACTTTAAATTACATTCTTCATTTTTTATAAATTCTAATAATGAAAAGCGATCATGTGGGTGTATTAAATCGTAATCTTTGCTCATTATAGCTATAATAATACTGCGAAATTATATATCATTTTTTAATAATATATAATAAATAATGGACGACGAAACTTTAGAAGACTTTCGCGAACTTTTTGATTTTGATAAAGCAAAAAAGGATGTTATATTGGATAAAATATTATCAAATGATAATATTATCACAGGTGAAAAAATAGACATTTCCGATGATGTATTTAAAGATACTACAATAGATAATTGGGTTTCATGTTTGCCATTATTAGATGGTAGTAAAATATTGATTAAAAAACTTGTTCAGCATCCAATAAAAGATAAGGTTATTTTAGAGAAACGACAGAAAACTTTTATTGATTATGATATTGATATTGAAATTTTAAAAGAATATGAAAATGATATTCTATGGATTTATAAAATATCGGAAGAAATTGAGAGTAACACATCTATTGAAATATTATTCCCATCTACATTTATATTAAATTACATGAACTATATTGAAATATTGCTTGACATTTATCATACTTATAAAATATATTTTATACCAATAACATCATTTTTATATCCTTGTAGTGCATTTGTCGCACCATATATGTATATTAATAAATATTTAAATATGAATATGAGTATAGCATCTTATCTGGAAATAATATATAATATATTATTATTCTTATTAAGACCAACCGGAAATATACGAGTGGATATTACAAAACTAATATCTATATTTTTATATGTTGCTGTTTATGTTTATAATATGTATCAAACATTCGAAGTAGCGCTATTTTTATATAATACAAAGCAAAAACTTCATACAAAAATGAAGGGATTAGTTTGTTTTGTTAAACATTCATTAAATATAACAAATAATTTACCAATAGATATAGTAGATTCATATTTTAATATCGATAAATCTTTTCATAATATTGATATCAATAATAGTATGACAGATATTTATAAAATATGGAAAGACGATGCATTAAAAGAAAAATTGTCGTCTTTATTGAAAACTATATATGCGATCGATGTTATATATTCAATAAATAATTTAGCATTGACGGAAGATTGGTCAATTGTATATTATAATGATAAAGAGACATTATTATGGAATGCAAAAAATCCTATCCTAAATAATGAACAAGTATCTAATCCAATTAACTTAAATAAAAACATTATTGTAACGGGTCCAAATGCTGGTGGTAAAACAACATATGTAAAAACTATATTGTCTAATATAATATTGGGGCAAACAATCGGTATAACATATAGTTATAAATCACAAATGATTTTATACGATACAATAAACTCTTTTATGCGCGTATCAGATGTTCTCGGTGATAAATCGTATTTTGAAGCAGAGGCTGAATATTGTCTAAATATGATTAAAAAAGCCGTAAAAATAAACAATGAAGGTAAAAAAGGGTTATTTTTAATGGATGAACCGATGCATTCAACACCTCCCATAGAAGGTATGTCGACTGCATATTCTGTTATTGAATATCTAAGTAATTTAAATGGAATAACATTAATAATTACAACACATTTTCATAAATTGATAAAGTTAGAAGAATTATATCCCGAAAGATTTATAAACTTGTCCGTTGATGCTATACCGCGAGATAATAAATACTATTTCCCGTATAAAATAAATAAAGGACATTCATATTTATGTATTGCTATAGAGTTATTGAATATTAAAGAATTTCCTAAAACAATAATAGATAATGCGATTAAAATGAAAAACAAAATATGTTCTGATTTTAATAAATAATGTTTGACTTTTTATTTAATCAACCATATGTAAATATTAATCTTGTTATATTTTCAATTTTGTTATTTTTAATTATGTTTCTATGGAGAAAACTTACAATATTAGAGGGTAATTTCTTTCTACTTGAAAAAAGAGTTAATATAATAAAAAAAGGGGAACGAACAGAATTGTTAGCAAAAAATTGGAACAATTATGACAAAACTATGAATGAAATATTCAAAGATAGTGTTGTAAAGAACGACAGTAATATTTCAGCAAAATGTTGCGATATTGATAATAATGTTTCGGATAAATGTTATAAAGGCGGAAATGATACTAATAATTTACATAATGATGAAAATGATACATACGATAAAACTTATAAAGGTGATATTTGCAATACTATCCCATTTAAAAAAGATATTGTTATTAATACAAAAACTACTGTTGAAATACCGGTAGAGGTTAAAGATTATATTAATCTCGAAGATGATAATACAGTTACACATATAACATTATCTGATAACAAATCTTATTATGATGTTGGAGATTATAATGAAGAAACTGCTTCTCCTATTGTTGTTGAACATGTAGATATCGCTGATAATATGTCAGTATCTTCTGATATTACATTTAACAATGAGGGTGATAAATCATCAATAAAAAGATATAAAAATATGAATTTAGATAAATTACGCGAAGAATGTGTTGATAAAATGCTAAGTGTCGAAGGTACAAAAGCACAATTAATAACACGTATAATAGAACATATTAAAAAACAAAAATAAAAAATATTGTAATTGTATAAGATAATAACCATAATGAGTTTTTTTTCGTCAACTGAAACTAAACCCGAATGTCCGTTAAAAATGTCTGATGGACGTTCATTTACCGATTATAGACCTAGATGTATGGTAAATGCCGAACTAATGACTGATTTATATACCAATAATATGGTTAAAAGTAGTTATGAAAGTAGAATGTTTTTACAAGAAAATGCTGAAAAACTTATTGAGCGAAATAGATTAAATGTTTTAGATACATTAGCTCCTTGTGCTCCTTGTAATAGACCTTTTAGCGAAAATGGAACAATGTATCCCGAACGCTATATAGTAAAATGTACTGCAACAACGTGTGAAAAGGTAGAGGTTAATAAACAAGGACTTGGAACAAGTACAAGGGTGCAATAATTTTTATACTAATCATATAATAAAAATAATTCTATATATAAAATATAGAAGTATTAATAATGATTTTAGAAGATGAATATGTAAAATTAAATATTACATTTAGCACTGATTATTCTAAAGTAAATATTGCCGGTGTTGTGAAAAAAGATGAAAAATATGATTCTGTTATTTTAATAGCACCCAACCCGATAGATAGAATGTCTAATTATTCGGGTTCTGGATTGCCTTTTCCAAATCATGTTATAGCTTTTGAGAATACCCCAAATATTAAAAATATTAGTAATTTAAAAGTTTTTAACACTGTTTTTAAATATCCTAATAGTTTTTATATGCCAAATGGAACTACAAAAATAATATCTTCAATATTTATTGACTTTACTATTAATAATAATACAATTCGTTTAAAATACGAACTTCACGATATTAACGCATTGAGAACATTAGTAAACAGAGGTTCTCGCACAGGACCGGAGTTTTATGCTGCCAAAGATTATTTATTACCAATAGCTACTGCTGAAAATGTATTACATGCTTATGCCAAGGCAAAAATAGAAAATGATATTGGATAAATATGTTCTATATTTTTTTAAATATTATAAAAATTGATAAGGTAAATACAAAATATATTTACAGCCAATAAAAAGAATATAGTTGTTCGTGTTGATAAAAAACACTTAAACATATTCTTCGCAAGTTATTTACAACAAGATTTAAGTATCTGTTAGTAGATTACAGACTTTCAACTTTTCTTCTCATCTTAAACAGAATGTCATCTTTTGTTAAAGTTGATTTCAATCCCGATAATATCAAGAGCATATTATATTCCCGCGTCGTTAATAAGGTTTTTGATTACGACGGTATTGTTTTCGGGGGTTATGTCCGTGACAAGATTATTTCAAATCATTACACTCACGAGTACAATAAGGCTCATTCGAATGTATGGGAAAACAAAAAGTTCTGGAACAAACAGTATCACCAAGAAACTATTGGACGTATGCTTAATCCCAGTGATTTAGATATTTGCGTATCCGATAACTTATCTGCGAAAAGTCTTATTGATGATATTAAAAAGATGATTTATGACGATTTTGACCGCGGAAACGTTGAGCTATCGTCTGAGTATACGACACAATCTGATAATAAGTATTTTAGATTGGCTGTCGCGAACATAACAAAAGTATCTTTCGATATAACTGTTGGAAAAATCCCGTATATTTCCTCCGGTCATATTATCAAGATTAATTTTGATATTGTTGTGCGTCATAATTACCGCATCCAGCCTCCATTCGGCAATCTTGATATGTTGTGCAATATGTTCATATTGACGAGGAACGGTATTAGCGTATCCGGCAACACCGGAACTAAGATTGATAATATGAGTATTATTGATAAGAAAAAGGTAGAACTTCGCGTGATGAAAGATATGATAGAGTATAAGACTGAGTTTTGCCTTAATATCAAAAAGTTTGACAATATTGGCAACTATAACAATGCTGTATGCGACCGTTTAGATAAAATGTCGGCTAAAGTTCCATCTTGGACTATTGGAAACTTGCCGATAAATATTGAAGGAACAGTTGCGAAGTCTTGTGAAAAAAATAAAGATGCTGTGTGTTGCATCTGTATGTCTGGCTTTAAGAAGTCAAATGGAAATATTTCAGTCCCTATTTCTTGCTCGGAAAAAAAGAGCATCATTAATGGAGCAAAAATGCATAACGAATGTTTCTTTAAATACTTGAAGAACCAATTGGTTGAAGAAATTATCAACAATCGCTATAATCTCGACAATAGCGGCGCTGACTTCTCATTCAAGTGCCCAATGCGTAATCAATTCAGTTTTGTAGAATATGGCGATAAAATAACTGAAATTATCGCAGAATATATTAAGTAATCATAACATACAACACAGTTTATAACATACTACATAACACACAACATGCAACATAGTTTATACCATACAACATAGTTTATATAATATTATCTGTTATTTATTTTTATATTTTAAAATTTTTTAACACGACCATTATTTTTTTTTTCAGTTATAGCTTTTACGATTTGTGTTTTAGTTAATTCGCTGTGTGTTTTTGGAGTATTTGGTGTAATTCTTTTAGAAGGTCTATATATATCACCTTCATATTTATATCCAATTTCTCCTCGTTGATTAACCCATTTTTCTTTATACCATCTTGTTAATCCAACTTCTTCATTTTTATATCCATGATATGCATCGCTATTTTTATATTTTTCATCATATGCTTTGATATATTTTTTAACTAAATTACCTGATCTATATGCTGAATTTACAGGATTTTCGATAAATAGTTTTTTTTTAATTTTATCATATAACTTAATATCTTTAGGTATTGAAGATAACATTCTTTATATTTCTATATTTTGAGTACATAATCTTTTTATTTTAAGAAATTATAGAAAATGTTAAAAGTTATAGAAATAAATAATTATGTACTCAAATGTAATCTTAAAGAATTGCAAATTTGTTATAATAATGGTCTTAAATAAAATGAGTACATAATTAATTATTTTCAAGAAATTATAGAAAATGTTAAAAGTTATAGAAATAAATAATTATGTACTCAAAATGTATTCTTAAGGTTTTGCAAAATATTCATAATAATGATAATAAATAAAATGAGTACATAATTAATTATTTTCAAGAAATTATAGAAAATGTTAAAAGTTATAGAAATAAATAATTATGTACTCAAATGTAATCTTAAAGAATTGCAAATTTGTTATAATAATGATAATAAATAAAATGAGTACATAATTAATTATTTTCAAGAAATTATAGAAAATGTTAAAAGTTATAGAAAAATATAATTATGTACTCAAATCTATTCTTAAAGGTTTTGTAAAATAATCATAATAATTAATAAAATGAGTACATAATTAATTAATTTCAAGAAATTATAGAAAATGTTAAAAGTTATAAAAATAAATAATTATGTACTCAAAATGTATTCTTAAGGTTTTGCAAAATATTGTTATGAATGATATATAATTTATGTACTAATTTTATAATAACACTCCTTTAAAGATAATAAAAAATGAGAATATACATACAGATTATTGAATGAAAGAAAATATAAATTATCGTGCAATGATATCAATAATCCAACTCTTATAAAACTCAATAAATGATTTATAGGAACCGTATATAATAATAATATTAAATAATAGCTTATATGCGAAAACTTATTATATGAATAAGACATATATATTAATTGTATAATGTGAATAAAATTATACAATCTATAATCTCGTTTTAAAACTAAATTATAACAATTATTAGAAATTGAATCAATCATTCTAAAATAATGAACAAATGAACTACCGAATAAAAAAATATAATAGTTAGTTTTTAAAGAAAATAACATTAAAAAACATAAATAACTAATATTATTATAGCCAATATAATATTCAATATCATGAACTATTTTTGTAGTTAGTATCATAGTCTTGACAACTATTTTATCATATACTGTATTTGTTGTAATTGTGTATAAGAATAAATTGCGAAAGTTTTTATTGTATAATATTGTTACAAGTCCTAATAACTTTCCTATATAAAATGCCCAACGAGGATATATACAATAATGTATTTTTAAAATTACGCGAAAGTCTTCGTTTATTTGTTGTAAATCATTTTTAGTAATATAATGACATTCTCTATGAAAATCAAATGCTACAACATCTCCCTTTTTTAATGTATGAACCTCTGGAATTAAATTAAAGTTAGTCGAAATCTCTTTATTATCATCTAACCCGATTATTAATCGATAACAAGATGCAAATGGAATATAATAAAAAGGACCATCGATATGTCTTGTGTAAAAAATATTATCAGATGTATCATTCAATTTATTTTCACTTGTGGGGGCTGATATATATATTTCATTCATATCATTCAATATATCTATATTATAATTATCTCCGGTTTCAGTTTTAAACATATTTGTAATAATATCACATTTTGTTATATTAGAAAAACTATCACTTATATTAACAGGTAATTCATTATACCACCAATGTGTAGAAGTTTCTTTAGTTGGAAATTGTGAAATAACCCATTCTCTTATGGTATGTATATCATTTAATTCTAAACTATCTGATATATTGCAACTATATACTCTATTTTTTTGATGTTTCCACGGTAAATATGTTAACATTTATAATATATATATGACAATTTTTTAAATAATATCATATATAAAAAATGACACATATAAATCGCATATATCTATTATAATGAAACGTCTTATTATTGTAGAAAGTTATACAAAAACTAAAACTATCAAAAACTATTTAAAAGATCCTGATACAACTGTAACATATTCTAGCGGACATATATTCAATTTACCAAAAGAAACATTGGGGTTCGACATAGATACGTGGAAAATTGAATACATTAAAAGCAATCCAAAGATTATTAAAAATATAAGAGATTTGGTAAAAAAGAATGATATAATTTATTTAGCTGCAGACCCAGATTTAGAAGGAGAAGCAATTGCAAATAATTTAATGACATGTATGAAAGACCTTATTACGAATAAAAAATGTCATCGCGTATCTTTCAACGAAATTACTGAAAACGCTATTAAAAATGCATTATCTAATCCGCGTAATATAGATATTAATACGGTAAATGCTCAAGAAACAAGAAGAATAGTAGATAGATTGATAGGATATAAAGTATCTCCTATTTTATGGAATAAGTTTGGCTTAAATAATTTAAGTGCTGGTAGAGTTCAAATACCTTCATTAATTATGTGTGTAAATAAACAAAAACGCATTTTTGAAAAAGAAATTAATCCTTATTGGACAATTGAATGTAAATTTATATTTGATAAAAAGTCTAAAAAAGACAGTTTGGTCGGAATATTAAATATAGAAAATGAAAATAAGGTTTTAAAAATTAAAGATATTGATATTGTAAAACAAATATTAGATAAACTTAAAACAAATACTGAATATTTAAATAGTTACAATAAAAAAATAAGGAATATACAACCACCACCACCATATACAACTACCACACTACAACAAGACTGTTATAATAAATATAAATTAAACGCAAAAAATACTATGAAAATAGCACAAGATTTATACGAAAATGGATTAATAACTTATTTAAGAACTGATTCTACAAATATATGCGATGAAGCAAAAACAAAAATATTAAATTATATCAAATCAACATATGATGAAAAATATGCTAAATATAGAACATATAAAACAAATGTTAAAAATGCTCAAGAAGCACATGAAGCAATTAGGATAACAAATCCTTCTATAACCTCTTGCTCTTTTGATAAATGTTCGACAACACATATTAAGGTTTATGAACTAATCCGTAATCGTACTTTAGCTTCTTTAATGGTTGATTGTGAATATACTGATATTAATATAATATTTAATACAAAAGATATATGCGAATATTCGAAATATACTTTTTCATCAACTAAATCATTTATGACATTTGATGGATTTAATATAATATACAATCATAATATAGAATCTTATGATAGCTTAATTAAATTAATTGAAACATCAAAATGCTATTCTTATGAATATTCGTCTAATGGAATTATAGAAAATATACCATCTATGTATAATGAAATACAATTGATAAAAGAGTTAGAAAAAGAAGGCATTGGACGTCCATCTACATATTCATCTATTATAGAAAAGTTATTGGATAAAAAATATGTTATATTAGGAAAAAACCCTCAAACTACATACGAAATTGATTGTTTTATAAAACAATATAACTGCGATAATGTAATAGTAAAAAAAAATAGTATAAATATCGGAGGAACAAAAAAGGACTTGTTAATACCAACAGAACTAGGAATTAACATCATAAATTATATAAGCGAGGTTATGCCTTATTTATGTGATATAAAATTTACATCAAATATGGAAAATGACCTTGATGATATTATCAATTCTAAAATTAATAAAAAAGAAATACTCGATAATCTATATTCAAAAATAATAGCAAGTATCTCTCATATAAACCCTTTACTTATTGAAAAAAATAAAATAAATAAAAAAGAATATACGTCCGGTTTAATTAAAACACAATATGGAAACTGTTATTATAATAAAGACAATAATACATATACTAATATTGAATCATTTCTAAAATGGCGAAAAAAAACTATTGATACACTATCTGATATCGAAATATCTTTTATTAAATCCTTACCAAAGAAGATTATATATTTAAAAGAAGATTATAATTTGCACTTGGGAAAATATGGTTTATATTTAAAAGACGATAAAAATAATAATCATAAATTAGATAAAAAAAAATGGAGTTCTTATATTTAATAATATAATTTAGTCATAAGGCGAAATACCTTTCTTACCGTTACTATACCACGATTTAACATAAATATCATCGTAATTAGGATGTATTACATTATTGTGATAATCTATATCAACGCAATTTGCTATCATTTTTTTGCATTTTTTACAATACCATGTAGTTTCTTCAATATCAGAATACATTATATATTATATACTTATTTTTTATTTCTTCAAATATTTACCAATATTACCATTTAATTTATGCAATTCATATGATATATTTGACATAGACGTTGCTAGTGTTACGCCGTATTCATCTACAAAAAAACTATTTAAAAGGTTATATAATTTGTCTTCAGTTAAATTACCATCTTCATCATCATCGTCATCATCATCATCATCATCATCATCATCATCGTCATCATCATCATCATCATCATCATCATCATCATCATCATCTTCGTCGTCATCGTCATCTTCATCATCATCTTCTTTATCTTCGGCTTCTTTATCTTCGGCTTCTTTTTCTTCTTTTACTTCTACTTTATCGCATTCTTCATCACATTCTTCATCACATTCTTTATCTTTTGAACGTTTATCTTTAGAAACTTTCTTCTTACTTTTTACATCTTTATTTGTAACAACAGCATCATCATCTTCATCCTCACAAATAACAACGTTTTTTTTTGCTATTTTATTCATTTTATTGATAAAAGACATAAAGTCAATATTATTTTCCATTTACTATATAAATTATACTTATAGATATTTCTTATATCTTTTTATAATTATGTATATTAATAGATAAGATTGAAATGTCAAGTATATTATTGTATATAATAGGTTTATTACTAGGGATATTTATTTTATTATCACTATTATCGTATAATAATTATATATCTAAAAATGTATATCTTTTAAAAACTAAATTTTTTGGAAATTCAAAGAATATAGAGAATATTGATAATATAGAGAATATGGATAATATAGATAATATGGATAATATAGAGAAAATGGAGAATATGGAAAATATGGAGAAAATGGAGAATATTAAAAAAGAAAATAATAATATTATAAAAGGGTTTGATGAAGAAAATAAAAATATGAAATATGATGATGCTGATGAATATAATACTATAGTATGTAATAAAAATATAATAGATAATTTTAAAATTAGTAGATTATTGAAAAAAAAATATTTAATAGTATTAATATCTTCTTACTATACTGATAATTTAAATGATACTAAACTATTATTAGATAATAAAGATGAAAATAGTAAAAATATTAATGTTAATTTTACAAAAAAACCTTATCTTTCTAAATATCCATTAAATCCAAATATAGTAGGATTCAATATTAAAGATATCGAAATTAATATTAACATACCGAACAATCATAATAACGAATTGTTAGGTTTGATGTGGAAAAATATTGGAGATAAAATATCTGATGATTTAATTGAATTAAAACCAACAATCGATGGATCGACAAATAACAGTACCGGAATAAATAAATTAAAGGATGAGTTAGGAAATGGAAAATTGAGATTTACAGAAAATGATTGGGTATCATTTAAAATTAAAAGTCTAAAAGTTTTTAACTATGTTAAAGTAAATGATAATATATTCATACCTATATTATTTAATACATCAACATTGGATATTTCTACATTTTTTATAACATTTAAATTTAAAGATAATAATAACAGTGAAAACAATTTATTATTTATCAAAAACTTAACCGATGGTAATTTAATTTCAATAAATATAATTGAATCAACTAATGTTGTTGTCAATAATATTAATAATGAATGTGGCAATAACGAAGCTTGTAACAATTTTATGATAAGTCTCCATGATAACATTAATAATTATAATGAATATAATGCAAAAACAAATGATAAGATAAATGATTATGGAAAATATTTAGATAATAATTGTAAAGATAATGACTGTAATAATATTAAAAAAAATAATTCTAACGAGATTTCGTTTTTTAATGAAATGTATAATAAGAAAAAATATACACTACAGATAAAAATAAATATGCACGAATATAATATTTATAATGTTGATTCTGATATATTTGATGATGATAAAACTTTTATAGGATTAATATTAAATAATAAAGATATAACAGTTTATATCAATAATACTAAATCTGTTTTTAAAAAAAAAGATAGTGAGCCTTTGCAACAATCTTATCCTATAATAATTAACAATCTAAAAAATAGCGATATTATATTATATAGTTTTGCTTTTTTTAAAGATTCTGTTTGTGATGCTGATATATCTTCTTTCCATTTATATAATAATTATCATTTAAATGGTAATATTAATTTTAATAAATCTATATAAAAGAATATATAGTATTTATTAATTACACTTAATATATAATAATGCAAAAAGCAGCCATTTATATTTTAACACAAAATAATATTGAAAGGAAAATATATCTTAAAACTTGTCTCTATTTTTTATTTAAAAATTTTAATTCTAAATATAAATATCCAATAATAATTTTACACGAAGGTGATTATGACGATAATGCTAAAACTGAAATACTTAAAAGTATAAGAGCAGACTTTAGAGATATTATTATTTTTAAAAAAATAGACGATGGAGACTTTAAAGTTCCTCAACATATTGATATTGAAAAAATGAAGAAATGTATTGATACAAATCCCGTACCTTATTGGCGAAATGAGAAATATCGGTCGATGTGTTACTTTTGGATAAAACATTTTTTCAAATACTGTAAAGAATATGAATATGTTATGAGATTAGATGATGACAGTATAATAGAAGAAAATATTGATATAGATGTTTTTGAATTATTGGAAAAAAATAATTTGAATTATGTTTCAAATATAATTCATATGGATTGTAGTATTTGTAATTATGAAATGAAAGACTTTTTTATTAATTTATTTCCAGATAAAAAGGATAAAATTTGCGAATTATTCGTAGATCATATTATGGATAGTTCGTCTGACCATTTTGATAAATTTAAAATATTTTATAAGGTTTTAAAAGATAAAGATTATCCAACCAAAGAGGTTTCTATGTCAATGCCTATAATGTATTATAATAATTTTTCAATAACGAGACCTAATATATGGAATACGAAAGAGGTAATAGATATAATTGATGAAATTGATAAAAATGGTAACATATTTTATTGTAGATGGGGTGATGCACCTTTACAAACTATTATAATGAAATTATACGACAATACTCGTTTATCGCAATTTATATTCAAGTATAGTAAAAGATTACAACGAGAATCATTTAAAGACAATAATAATATTTTTCATAGTTATATGCCTGGTTCATACGACAAATCAAGTTGTATTACAGATAATAAATAGAACTTTTATTTTTTTCTAATAATATATTTATAATTGTAAATCTAAATATCGTCAATATCACATTCATCGACAGCATCTATAATATCGAGAAACTTAAACTTGTCTACAATGTCTTCGTCTGGTTCTATTTCAGCATCTTCAAAACTTATATATGTGTCATTTGCCCCTCCAGTACTTCTTTGAGTATTTTTATAATATTCATTTATTAATGTCTCTGTTAATTCATTACTATTAATAATATATTGACATTGTTCGAGGCTATATTTATGAACAATATCTGCTTTGTTAATCTGGTAGTCTCTTCGCGAAACTACTACAATATCGCCTTTATCTATTAAAACACGTTTATTAAATCTACGCATATTACCTCTTATTATACCAATTATAATATCGCCGTTATTGCACAAAACAGATGCACGACAATTTCCTAATAGTTTTATAACAAATCCATAGTCTTCGTAATCAGTATTTATAATATAGTTAATATTCTTTGATTTATTTAAATTTAAAACTTTCTTTTTATTTCTAATACTTGCTTGGTACATATTTATATTGTAATAGTTTATATATATTTATATAGTTTTATTAAATATTATTCTTTTTATATTAGATATACTTATTTATATTATATTTGTAATAATATATAAAAAAAAGTTATATGAATATTTATAACATACTGAAAAAGTCTATGTAATCCTCTTTATCAGCCAATGTCTTAAAGTTATATTTTTCAATTGCCTTATGAAATTTAAATGGAATTGTTTTTCCAAGTAATTTATTTAAAGAAGCCATTTCTTCAATTTTGTATTGTAAAGCAAAAAATGAATAATTTTCAGGTATTTCATTTTCAGTGTCATCAATAAACTTCATAGGTATGAATATTTCTATTAAATTTACATGAGCATATTCTTTAAGTAATGGATTTGTATTTTTTACTTTATATAAAATAATTATACATATTGTATTAAAAGTTTCACCAGACATATTATCAAAATGGTTATTTACGGGGACAAAGTGAAGATTTAAATCTTTTCTTAAATTACTGATTTCTTTAGGCTTTTTAATATGAGGGTACATTTCAACCATTTTAACCATTATAGCATTTTTATCTTCACTAGTAAATTCTATCCTGTTAGTAGGATTTATAAAGTTTAGTTTTTGCTTGAGAGATGATTCCCACGCTTTATATAAAGATTTAGCATAATAAGCATTACAAAACTTTTTACCATCTATGGTATATGGTATTTTAATAACATATCTAAGTTTTTGCAAAGGCATTTCAGACCATTTTTCCATTGTATAAAAGTCATAATCGTTTATATCTCCATTATATCCTTCATTATTCATAATATATGATAAACTTTCTTTTTTAGCTCCTCTATGATATACAGCTCTAGATGTTGAACCACTTGGTGATGCAGAATATGAAATAGATTTATCTAGTGATATAGAAGAAGACTGGTCGTCACCAAACTTTATAATTATATTTTTATTTAATAAAACGTGTATAAAGCTTTTGTATGAATCTGTTAGCATAACATCATTTATAATAGAAAATTCTTTTAGTAATTCAAGCATATATAGAATACTATAATATTTAGGGAAGTTATCTTCTAAATTATTTTTAAAGTCAGTAGAGTTTTTATTTAAAATACTATTATACACCAAGACTTCATGTAAAAATACATGTGGTGCTCTAATAATAATTTTTAATTCTCTTGATATAAAAAAATAACCATCTGTCGCACCATCATCATATTCTTCATCATAATCTCTTTTTGCATTTTTCTTTAATCTTTCATGTCCCATGAAAGGATCAAACGATTTAATATGTTTTTTAATCTCAGATATACATGTTTTATATTTTCTAATATTTTTATTATCTGTTTTATTCAAATATTCTTTTAATTTTATAATGTTACTTTTAATATCATTTCCAAATATTTTAGTCGTTATAGTTGATATAAAATTAGTATTATATAGAGGGTCTTCGATAATATTAAGTAAATCATCCATTGTTATATTTGATAACATTTTTTGATAAACTTTTGAGTTATTAACATTTCCAACAGGATTAAAATGAACTTTGGATAAACATTTTTCATAAATTAATTTAATATTTTCAATGTCAGGTATAACTTTTTGAGTTTTTGGATTAATAAAATATTTAAAGTCTTTTTTTTTGTATGCTTGTTCGTATAATTCTATAAACTCATAGCATTGTTTTTCACTTAAATTATTATTTTTTTTTTCAGTTTTATTTAATTTTGAATTTGATTTTGAATTTGATTTTGATTCTGATTCTGATTCTGATTCTCTTAAAAAACTATCCATCTAAATATTATATATAAAATAAATTATAATAACATATTGAAAAAATCTAGATAGTCTTTTTTATTTATTAATATTTTATTATTATATTTTTCAATAGCATGATGCATTTTAAAAGGAATTGACTTTCCTATTAATTTATTCGTAATAAATAATCTTTCAAAATTATATAATAAAATACCAAAAGAATATTCTTCGGGTATATAATCACTATCCGCCTCGTCTATATAATCATTTTCAGAAGCAAATTTAAGAGGAACGTGAATACTAATTAAATTTACGAAGGTATGGTCTTTTTGAATTAAACTTATAGTATTTTTTATTTTATATTTTATGTAAAGACATATAGTATCTATCTCATCTCCGTTATAAGTAATATAATCTTCAATGTGGAAAAAAACTAAATCTTTTCTATTTTTATATTTTTTTTTAGGAGGAGTAATATGGGGATACATTTCAATCATTTTTTTCATAATTAAACCTTTATCACTGTCAGTAAATACCATTCGTGTTATCGGATTTATAAACTCTTTTTTTTCTTTGACTGCAATATTCCAAGCTTTATATAACGATTTAGCATAATAAGCAATGCAATATGTTTTATCATCAATTGAATAAGGTATTTTTATTACATATTTTAGTTTTTTTAAAGGCATTTCGTCCCATCTATCTTGTGTATAAGGGTCTGCATCATTAATAGAATCGCCGTAAAATCCATTCGTATTCATTATATATTTTAAATATTCAATCTTTCCTTGTTTATGTGATAGAACTTCTGTTGTTGCACCTGTTGGTGATTCTGAATAAGATAAAGATGTATCTAATGATATAGACCCATCAGTTATCATAATTTTATTACCATCGAGTAATACGTTCAATATTTCCAAAGGTTCATATGATAATATTCTTGACGCAATTAATGCATACTCGTCTAATAATTTAACCATATATTTTATAGCATAAAATTTAACATAATTATTTTTCAAGTTATCTATAAATTCTTTAGATGTTTTATTTCGAGAACTATATAAAACAGCCTCTTTAAAATATTGTATCGGTTTATCGTATATTTCATCTATTTCGGGAATATATGTATATGTGTCATTATTTGTACCATCATCATGACTACGATATCTATCTTCTACATTTTTTTCAAATATTTTATTATCCATAAAAGGGTCAAATCCATTGATATATTTTTTAATTTCAATAACACATTTTTTATAAAAATTTACTAAATCATTTTCAGACTTTTTTAAATATTTATTCAATTTTAATATATTTACGCGTTCATCATTTCCAAATATTTTAGTTGTTATAATAGATATACTATTATCATTATTTATTGGACTTTCAAGTATTTTAAATATATCTTTAAGATTTAACTTTGAAAAAATCTTATTATAATCATCTTCTGTATTTGATGGAGCAACAACTGAAACATTGCCAGTAATTATTGGCTTTTTTTGATTATTAATACATTTATTGTAAATAAATTCTATTCTTTCAAGTGATGATAATATTTTTTTAGTTTTAGGATTTAAAATAGATTTAAAATTTCCAGAACCATATAATCTAACAAATTCCAAGCATTCTTTTTCATTTAAATTATTATTTTTATCTTTTGAATAAACACTGTTCTTTGATTTAACACTCGTCATATCTATTTTAAAGATTATAATATAATTTACAAAAATTAATATATTCCTTCTCATCTTTTAATATTATTCCATTATATTTTGTTAATGCTATACTCATTTTATATGGCATTGATTTACCCAATAATTTACCTTCAATAAGTAGTGTTTGTATAGTTTTGAATAGTATATCGAACGAATATTCTTTTGGAATTAAAGGGTTATCTTTTTTAATTTTAATAGGTATATCAACATTAAACAAGTCTATTGATATTTTATTGTTTAGTTTATAACTTATATTAATATGTGTATAAAAGTTCTCTATATTTTCAGACCAAATTGATTGTTTATAATTTTTTATTATTAAATTATTAGTTTGGTTTTTTATTATTAATTTATCATAATTTATAAGTACTTTCATTTTATCAAGTAATATATTAATATCCATTAGCCCTTTAGTAATATAATATTTTTCAAATATATTTAACATATATTTCATAGAATAATGTTTTGGAAAATTGTTTTTCAAGTTATTATTAAAGTCTTCTGTGTTTTTATTAGTTGGACTATACATAATAGTTTCGTATGTAGAATCGCTAATTTTTAATAAAAGTTCTTCTAATTTTGGAGAATGCCATAATAGCCCTGCTTTATCGGTATATTCTTTTTCAATATTCATTTTAACAAGCATTATAAAGTTTTTATTTCCCATAAAAGGACAAAAGTCTTTAATGTATTTTCTTATTTCTAAAATACAGTTTCTGTATATTTTACAAAACTCATCACCGCCAACTTCTAAATATTTTTTAAAAGATATTCTATTTGCTTCATTGTCTTTACCATATATTCTTTTTGTTAGTTTGGAAATGTCATTCGTCTTCAGCATAGGGTCTTCCATAATTTTAATAACAACTTCTTCTGCTGTTAAATTGGCTAAATCCTTCTTATCTTTAACAGGCTTTGATAATTTGACTAAATCCTTCTTATCTTTAACTTGTTTTGGTTTATTTGAATTAAAATGATCTAAACATATTTCATAAATTAATTTAATTCGTTTTGTATCTGTAAGTTTTCTCTTTGTTATTGGATTTACAATGGAAGATATTTTACCTTTAGACTTTTCATATAACTTAATAAACTCTAAACAACTATCCTTATCTTTTTTTAATCTATCTATCTCTCCTTTTGATAAAACTTTACTCATCTATTATATAAAATATAATATAATATAATTTGCTATTATTATTAAGAATATGTATCATATACTTATAAAAAATATAGGTACTATGAATACGATTGATGAATATGTTAATATTTAAAAAAAAAGTATGTATTTTATTTATATAGATTTGTTTTCTAAATATTATATTAACAAACTGTTCGTTTTTTTCATTTAAATTATTATTTTTATCTTTTGAATAAACAATTTCAATATCTATTTTAAAAGTTATAATATAAATTTGAAAAATTAATATATTCCTCCTCATCATTTAATATTTTATCACGATATCTATGTAATGATCTATGCATTTTATATGGCATTGATTTACCTAATAATTTACCTTCTGAAAGTAAGGTTTGAATAGTATCGAATAATTTTTCAAATGTATATTCCTTAATAATTAAAGCCTTATTTTTTTTAAACTTATTTGATATAAAAACTTTAAACAATTCTACGTCTATAGCATCGTTAAGTTTATAACTTATACGAATACATGTATGTAACATTTCATCATTATTTAAATCTACATTTGGACGTTCATCTATTTTAAGTAGTAAATTATTTCTTTTATTTTTTATAATTAATTTATCATAATTTATAAGTTCGTCAAGCATTATACATAAATTATCAATTTCAATCATACTTGAAGATATAGAATATCTATCAAAAACATTTAACATATATTTTATAGAATAATGTTTTGGAAAATTATTTTTCAAGTTATTTTTAAAGTCTTGTGATGTATCATTCGTAGTACTATGAGTTATACTTTCAATTATACATGGTAAAATCATATTAAAAATATTTTTTACTTTACTCGAAAATATAACTATACCGTGTTCAAATATACATTCGTCAGCAATATGTTTTTTCACAGACTTTGTAAATTTTTTATTTCCCATAAAAGGACAAAAGTCTTTAATGTATTTTTTAATTTCTAAAATACAATTTCTGTATATTTTACAAACCTCTATATCTTCATCTTCTAAATATTTTTTTAAAGATAATTTATTTACTTTATTGTCTTTTCCAAATATTTCTTCTGTTATTTCTGAAATGTCATTTGTATTCATCATAGGTTCTTCTATAATTTTAATAACATCATCTGACGTCAATTTGCTAAAATCTTTGTTATCTTTAACCGGCTTTGGTAATTTGTCTAAAACCTTTTTATCTTTAACCGGCTTTGGTAATTTGTCTAAAACCTTTTTATCTTTAACCGGCTTTGGTAATTTGTCTAAAACCTTTTTATCTTTAACTGGCTTTGGTAATTTGTCTAAAACCTTTTTATCTTTAACTGGTTTTGGTAATTTGTCTAAAACCTTCTTATCTTTAACAGGTGAAGTTTTTGAATTAAAATGACCTAAGCATTTCTCATAAATAAATTTTATTCGTTTTGTATCTTTTATTTTTCTATTTGTTATTGGGTTTATAACCGAAGATATTTTTCCATTAGAGTTCTCATATAACTTAATAAAATCTAAACAACTATTATTATCTAGATTATTATTATTATCTTTTTTGAATCTATCTATTTCTCCTTTTGATAAAACTATACTCATCTAATAATATATATTATTATATTTATTGTTTCATATAAGAATATATATATATATTTCATATAAATGAGCGTATCTAATAATTTTTTTTTAAATGATTCTTGGAATGTATTTTTTCACGACCCTTATGATTTTGAATGGGGAGCTGACAGTTATAAAAATATAGGAACTATGAATACAATCGAAGAATATGTTAATATTTTCAAAGCATTTAATGAACTTTTTAAAAAAGGTATGTTTTTCATAATGAGACGAGATATTATGCCTAGATACGAGGATAAATATAATATTAACGGGGGATGTTTTTCATTTAAAATATTACCGGAAGATTTACATGATAAGTTATTTAAATTAACATCTAATATACTTGGTGAAAACATAGGGATAACAGACGATATAACTAATAATATTAATGGTATATCTATTAGTCCCAAAAAGTTCTATTATATTGCAAGAATTTGGATAAAAGATAACAAATATGCTAAAAAAGAGTATTATAATTTTGATATTCCGAAATACGCTACATTGATGTATAAGAATCACGTTTAATATTTTATATTATATAATAAATGGAAGAAATTATATCTCTTATTAAAACATTCATTCTTTATATTTTAATGCCTTTTAGAGTATTATTTTTTATTATATTAATGCGTATTTCAAATGTTGTATTAAGTTATTTAGAAGATGAAGCCAGTATATTTTCAGTTATTCTGGTTTTTAATAAACTCTTTATGTTTATTCTATCATTGAATATAAATATTTCAAAAGAAGATTTATTTACTTATATGAAATATTTATATAGTGATAAAAAGTTTATTTGTACATTTAATCATACTACTGTAACTGATGGTTTTATTTTAGCAAGTACTTTTCAAAGAGGTTGTTATGTTGTCGTAAAAGTATTTCTTTTTGTTCTCGCGGGATATACAGATAGTAATAACGATAAATATGGTACTATTTACGTTGAAAAAGGAAAAACAACACAAATAATAAAAAATAGGGTTGATAATCGTAAAGCAGGAGACCCAGTAATATTTATAGCTCCAGGTTCAGGAAATACCCCTCAAATACCGGGCAATATTACTGAATTTACTGGAAAAGGTGCATTTGTACATGGATATCCAATTTTACCAGTTTTAATTAAATACAGTGACGAATCTCTTAATTATAATCATGATAATGGCGAATCAATGGTTCATTCATGTTTAAAGTTATTTTTAGTACAAAACTATAAGATAAATATAAAATTATGTGATATGGTGGAAATTAAAGAAAAAGAAACAATCGATGAATACAGCGATAGAGTATATAATGTTATGAATGATCAATATAAAAAAATGTAAAGAATAACATTTAAAGAAAATGTCGTATAATATTATATAAATGAATTAAAAATGTATGTAAAAAATAATACTCGAACATTATGTAAATTTATATTGTATATCAATTTAAAACACTTTAAATTGATTTACAATATAAATAATGGACTTTATTACAATATTTGCAATTGTTATAATATATCATGTTGTAAAAAAAAGCTACAAAAATAATAATTATATATATAGATTACAAAATAATATATTTTATATTATGGTAAATATTTATTCAATATTTAAAACGTTTTTTATTTACGCAGCAGCTCCTTTTCGTATTATATTTATTTTTGCAGTTATAATGATATGTAATTTTTTTATTTTGAATAATATGAAGAATGAAGGAGATATTATGGCAACAATATTATGGTTTTCTAAAACATTTATATTTTTAATGTCTTATAAAATTAATATTTCAAATGAAGACTTTATTAAATATATGAAATATTTATATAGCGATAAAAAATATTTGTGCGTATTTAATCACACCACATTATTGGATGGAAATATGTTAATGAGTGTATTTCCCCGTTCTTCGTTAGTTATTACTAGACAAAAAGAGCATGAATATTTGGGATATACACAGAAGATAAATGATATGATAGGAAGTATAATTATTGATAAAGATGGAAATACAAGTTCTAGAATAAAAGAAAGAATTGATAATAGAAAAATTGGTGTTCCAGTATTATTTATAGCACCTTGTATGGGAAGAACACCTGATATACCTGGTAATATAACAGAGTTTAAAAAAAATGGAGCTTTTATAAATAAATATCCTATTCTACCTATTATTATAAAATACGAAGATGAAAGTTTGAATTATAATCAAGACTTTGGCGAATCATTCATACATTCATATTTAAAGTTATTTATTGTGGAAAATTACAATATAAATATTATAGTTGGAGATATGATAGAACCATATGATAAAGAAAGTGTTGAAGACTTTAAAGGTAGGGTTTATAATATTATGAATGAACAATATAAAGAAATGTAATATAATATATCTAACTATGAAAGATATTAACTTAATTGTTGCGACAAGTATAAATTATGGTATAGGATATGATAATAAAATGTGTTGGAATATTCCAGATGAATTAAAAAGCTTTAAAAAAATTACAACAACTGTCGATGATGAAAAGAAAAAAAATTGTGTTATTATGGGTAAAAATACTTGGTTTTCTCTACCAAAAGCCCCCCTTAAAGATAGGATTAACATTGTTATATCAAATAATAATTATGATACTCTTACAAAAACAATTGGGAGTGACGAAGTAATTGTTCTTAAAAGTATAAACGATGCTTTATTATATATTAATATAAATGAAAATATTGAAAATGCTTTCATAATAGGCGGGGCTCAATTATATAATGACTTTTTAGATAATTATATAGAACATATTAAATATGTCTATATGTCTGTCGTAATTGATAAACAATATGAATGCGATAAGTTTATTTCATCGAATATTATTTTTAATAATTTTGCATTTAAAAAAAATATTGCTCAACAAAATCATAGATATATATCAATGATTGGAAAAAACAAATATGATTATAAAATAATTGACGAAGATCCAGATTAAAGAAGTAACATGCATAAAAGATGCTCTATATATATTGGTTCTTTACATTTGTTAGTTTGTGATAGTATATAATCTATGTCTGTGCCTATTTTTATTATTTCCATTTTTAGTTCTTTTTTAATTTTTTCATAATTTTTTTTTGGTACTTTATTATATTTTAATTTGATATAATAGTCTTCATAATCAACAAGCTTAACAAAGTCTTGTGTTATTTTAAATATTGATATATTAAATTGACAACATCGATAAGACAAGTTTCTTATTTCTTCTAAATTATTAGCCTTACTATCATAAGACTTTATAAAATCTACGAATGGTATAAAATTATATTCTATAAAGTCTTTAGTAACAAGTTCTTTTCCTACATCTTGTTTTTCTACATCTGTAATAAATATTGCTTTTACTATATCTCTTGTTTTAATCGTTTTTAAATGTTCGTTCAACGGCGTATTTAAATAGTTATCAAAAATATCAACAATTTGTTCGTGTGAAAATAATGGTATTCTAATAGTATGAAATCTACTTTTGATAGGTGATTCTATTTTATAAATGTGATGCGTTGAACATAGGAATGTAATATTTTCTGAATATTTTTCCAATAATATTCTAAAGTCGTGAAATAATTTTGATAATATATCTATATGTTTTATAACAATAAAATGTTTTTTCATATTTATTTGTTTAGAGCATATTATATGCAGTAAGAATTTAGTAATTTTATCTATATTTTTTATATTCTCTGGGTTCATTAAATCAATCTCTATAAAGTTTTGATTTTCTTTATAATTTATAGATTTATTCCATACATGAGATGTTCTATAAAAATTACTATTATGATTAAATATTTTTTTAAGTGCTGTTTCGACTATTAAATCAATGGGAAATCCATAATGCGAATATATTAATGTATTATTTGAGGATAATAATATCTTATTTAATATTATTTTGTAATTATCATTATCATTTACAATCGAAGGAAATATTTCTATTAATTTTGACCAATTTGATTTAGTCATTTATAATACATTTATTAATAATCTTTATATTATAGAAATAAATAATATAAAGAATATAATGTGTCATAATATTATATGAAATGTATATAGAAGCATTTGAATTAGATATTAATAATATATCAAATTATAAACGCGATGATATCAAAACTATTTTTAAGAAAATTGCGTTAGAATGTCACCCTGATAAACTTTGCCACGTAAAAGATATTATTGAAAAAAACTCTAAAATAGAACGATTTAAAGTTGCTGGTATTGCTTATAAATTGGCTCTCGAAGACTTTGAAAAATATGGAAAATTATCAAATAATCGTGGATGTGATTTTGATTATGATTTAGATGATTTAGCAAAAGAGTTTAATATGTATAAAGATGTTGATATTAAATATTGGGGAAACATGTTTTATGATAAGATTTCCATTCAAAAAACTTTTTTCGATGTAGCAAATATGTTTGTTAAAAAGGGCGTAAAGTCAAATAGTTATTATAATCCATCGACAAAAGTTATCCAACATAGTATAGTATTACCAGTTTCTTATCACGACCTAAATAATTCTAAAAAAAAAAGATTAAGCATATTGTTAAAAGGTGTTAATGAGCCTTTTAATATTAGTATATTATGTAAAAAAGAATATCCTTTCTTAATAAGGCAATATATTGATGATGATGGAATTGAACACGAAATAACAATTAAAATGATTATAGAAAATAATGTAAAAAACAATTTGCAAAAATATAGTCATAAAATAAATAACGAAAATATAGATTTATTTACAACAGTTAAAGTTAATTTACAAGAGTATATATTAGGAACAAAAAAATATATACAATATATAGATAATGATAATATTAGTATAGACATACCCCCATTTAATAAAGAAAATGTTATAGTAATTAATAAAGGATTATTTGGTGGTAACTTAATTGTTAAAATACTTTTTAATAATATTTCTAATAAAAAATGGAACAATGTTGATAATGAAATAAAAAAAGACTTTATAAAAATATTAGATGATATGTATCTTCCCTAGATATATATGTTCTAATTAATTAAAAAATTGATATGAGTTTTTATTTATATTATTATTGTATATTATATATTATACATTATATATTATATATTATATATTAAGTGTTGTACATTATACATTATATATTAAGTGTTATATATTATATATTAGTCATAAGTCACATACAATTTTAATTAATTAATTAATTAATTAATAACTTTATAATAAAATGTACTAACATCATACTTTTAAAAAATATATTAATGTAATAATGTGATAATTTAAAAGTTTCACAATATTTTCAGATGTATATTTAAAGTATATAAAAGTTATACATATTAATATAATAAGATAGTGTAAAATATAATTCAAGTATAATAAAAATAAAAAGTATAATTTAATAACTTATATTTTTTATTTTTATATTAAGTATTCTGTATAGGATACACCCAGCAATTTAAAACAATATTCAAATAATTATAAGACTTCTTACTTTAACCGTAAGAGTATTCTGTATAGGATACACGCCCAGCAATTCAAAAACTAATATTCAAATAATTATAAGACTTCAAACACTATAATTAGTATTCTGTATAGGATACACCCAGCAATTTAAAACCAAAATTAAAATAATTATCAGACTTCAAACTCTATAGTTAGTATTCTGTATAGGATACACCCAGCAATTTAAAACTAATATTCAATTAATTATCAGACTTCAAAACCCAGATAGTTAGTATTCTGTATAGGATACAATCCAGCAATTTAAAACCTAATATT